GAAGGATGTACAGTCCTTCTTTTTTATTTTTTACTTCTCAGGAAGTTCTATATCGAGAACTTCCTTCACCTCCTTCCTGAAGGTTTCCCAGTCGAAATCTTCTACTGGTTTATCATCCCATTCAACATAACCAGTATCATACTGATTACAGGACATCAGGTAGCCAAAGCTATTATTTCGGACATAATAACTCCAGTAAAAATAAGTATTGTCTTCATCCCCGCCAACGACGTTCTGCTTAGATAAAGTGAGTGGGATACCATTGAATTCCACCTCCCATATTTTTGCAAAACCAGACCAATCATTACCCAAATCCTTAACTGATACTATATTTAACATAGTTACTCCTCTCCGCCGTCAAGAGTCGCGGTCACTCGAATTATTTATTTTATTATTACGGAGAAATAATATATATATATAACTATCTAAAATACGGATAAAGTTATATTTTCTTATTCCTTCTCAGGAATGTCTATATTAAAATATTTCCAAACTTCATATCTAAAGAGATCCATATCGAAATCTTTTGGAGGATTATAAGCACCCCATATTACCTCATTACCATATTCTCGATACTCCAAAATCGCATTACGGGCTTTTACAAGAATCTTTCTGGTTCTGTAATAATTCTCTCCAGTCTCATAAGAGTCAATGAATCTTTCAATAAGTGTCAATCGCATACCATTAAAAACTATTTCATACTGTAAAGTCACATCACCATCATGTTCATAGTGGGTATTATATAACATTTTTAGCATAGTATCTCGCTTTCTCCCCGTTAAGCCTGATAGGACATCTATAAACTTTGTTAATATTTCAAAGAAATAATATATTAATAACTGTATATTTATGAGTTACCATAATTATGATAATAAAAAAAAGAAGAGGACTTAATCCTCTTCCTTTTCAAAATCTGTAAATACGCCATTCTGGAATAGATTATCCCAGAATGCTTTACATTCCTCAAATGTGATGTCCGTCTGAGGTTTTATATCCATGAAAGCATAATGCTTTTCATTATTATTACTAACTCGTTCATTAACCTCTTTAATTTCACGTATTTCTCTAAATCTCATTATTATTTCCTCCTAAGATTAAAACTATTTTATTATTACACAAAAATGATATATATATATATATATAAGGTAAACACGGATAGAATAATAAGAGTATAGAACCTATGTCTATACTCTTATTAATAATATCTTAACTATTTTATCTTTTACACATCTGTTAATTACAGATGAAGCCACTTCTCAAGATTGCTCAACTTAACCTGTGCCTGTATACCCTGTACAGCAGCGTTTGTATATCTTGATGTTCCCATCAAATATGTATAGCTACCACCAGGAAGGTTAGGTGATCTGTAAGCACTATTCTGACTTGTTAGAATATGAGTTGTGTACTTGTAATGTTTAAATGTGAACTGCTCTTCTGAAAGTGGATAAGGAATAATTCTAATTCCATTAAATGTCTTCTCTACATTATCATATGTAGCATTAACCTTCTTTGTTGATACAACCTGTACCTTAATATCTCCACTAGTTGTAATTCCGTAACCATAATCAAGCTTAACACCATTTGTAACAGAACCTGGTCTTGTTACCCAGTTTACTGCTGAATCAAGAAGTGAAATAAATCTTGGGTTACCATAGATAACAAATGTGAAGTCATCCATCTTTACCTTATCTGCAATATCCTGAAGAATACGATCAATCTTGAACTTGAACATCTTCTCGATGTATTCATTTGGTAGAGCTGTTGTAATACCCATACCATTGCAATCAAATGTATCCTTAGTAATAAAGCTATTCCACTGAAGTGGATCAAGCTCTACACCATCATACTTCTTAAACTGCTCATCAAGCCAGTTAAGAACTGTAGAGTCTTCCATCTGTGTAAGAATATCAGCAATGTTGTTATATGTCTTCTTATAGAGGTCAATATCCATAAGAGCCTTAACATCTTCCAATTCCTCAAGTGAATATGGAACATCTACTCTCATACCGTCTTCGATCTTCCATTCTCTCTCTTCACGAGCATAATCGAATGTAACGGCTCTCTCATTTCTCTCGTTTGATACAGTACCACTAATTACAACACCTGTAATTACACCAGCTGCACTATTGATAGTTGTTGTCTTATTAACAAAATCAACCATACCCGAAATAACATCCTTAACAGGGTGCTTAACATGAGAAGAATCCTCTACTTCTGTATTAATAACACCACCAAGCCATGTTGAATCTGAAAGATTAACTCTCATTGGCTGAGGAAGTGTAATATCATATGTCTGACCTGATACAGTAGCCTGCACCTTCTCAATATAAAGATTCAAACTCAAATCATCATTATCTGTTGCATTTGGAGTAAATGCAGGATCAAGAAGCTTAAGCTCATACTGTGGAAGAGTCTTAATTGTTCCAGTTGGGTTAATTGGAAGACCCTTACCAGCTGAATAAATCTCTTTAAACTCCTCAGTAAAGAAACACTGTGGATACTTCCATCTCTTCTTTGACTTAGGATCTACAACATATGTCTGCTCGATATGCTTCTTAATAAGAGGAGACTTAGTAACCTCTGTCTGGATAATATCCTTTGAAGCAAGCTTCAACTGCTGCTTAATAAGTACAGGAAAATCTACTGCTTTGATAGGAAGAAGTGTTCCTGTTCTTGTTGCCTCTGTTACAAGGTCATTAGCACAGTTATCAAACATCTCTGAAACCTGATCATAGAGACATCCATGTGTACCGTACTCATGATCCATATCATTAGACATAACAGCTGTTTCTGTAGCAAGCTGATCAAGAAGTGCTCCCTTATATGCATTAAGCATTGCTTTATTATTTATAAACTTATTAATATCGACCTTAACATCAATATTATTTGCCATAAGTTCATTATATGCTTCAGTGAAAATATCATCAAAGCTATTCATGTGTACATGATTATTAAATCCTCCGACTGTCTCTGTTGCAACAAAATCAGAGGCTGAATTTGATAAAAATGATAGCATCAATTTTCTCCTTCGTATCTATTCTTTTTTAATAATTTATTTTTATATTCTATAAATTTATATAGGTGTTTTTATATGTTATTTATAAATCCAACTAAAATCCGTAGAATACAATCTTGAATTTTATTATTTCAATGTTGCCTTATGATTCGGCTTCTTCTTCATATCCATTAATTTTTTCTTATGTACTTTTATTCTTTGTAATAAAGTAAATACAGCTTGAGTCATTACTACCGCATTTTGATAGAATAATAAAGCTTTTACATAAGTATCTAATTCAAATTTCATTATCATGTACTCATAACATAAATCTTTTATTTCTCTTAATTTAGTACAAGCAGCTTTTAAAATTTTATTAGTATTTAAATCATCACCTATATTATTCTCTAATTTATTAATATAATTAGTTAATGCATTTAGTAAAATCTCAAAGTTTAAAAATAAGGCATACTTTCTAGTGGAGGCATATTCTAGTCCAGGTCCCTTTTCACCATCCTCATTATCAGTATTAGGATCATCAGCAGTATCGGGAGGACTATCGACAGAATCACCTCCATCTCCACCGTCTTCTCCACCTGCAGTTGGATCATTGAAGTCAGTATCATCACCAGTATCAGGGGCATCATCACTCCCACTATCGGTATTAGTATCGGGAGAAGATGTGTCGCCACCTTCATTTCCACCACTAGTAGTGTCTCCACTATCCGATGTATTTTCATCTCCAGTATTTTCTTCACCATCTGTATCGTCCATATCTCCGAAATCTGTATCATCTGTGTCAATATCAGTATCACTATCTTCACCCATATCATCATCGTCATCATCGAGATGCATATCACTGAAATCAGTATCATCAGAATCTAAGTCATCATCATTAGCAGTTATGTTAGAATCATCTGACTCATAATCATCATCACCTTTTGCAGCTTTACTAAAATCTATTCTTCTGCCTCTACCTGGTGATATATTTAATACTTTAGTATTTTTATGAACATGAGTTGGATTAGCTTCAGTGGCTAAAAAAAATCTACCATATTTATTTATATTATTTTTATATGTAGCAATTATCATAGCATATCCTTTCTATGATTTATACATACTTGGAATTTGTCTTAACTCTTACTAATTCAGTATTAAGTTTTTCTCTAATACGAATTAATCTATATTTCTCTTGCTTATCACCATCTGATGAAGCATCATTTATTTTTTCTTCACATACTTTAATCTCAGTTTCTATCTCTCTAATTAACTCATTTCTAATTTTGATATTCTCATCTTTACGGAAATGATTAACTATCATTAGTACTGGAACTAAAGCTAAATTAACTTGAGTCGCAACACCATATTTAATTGCTGTAGCTAAATTATGAAAAGATTTCTTTCTAAAACCAGGGTCTGTCATAAAAGCTTTTCTTTTTTCAACATCAGCTTTATCTATATCTGCTGCTACTTTTTTTATTTCTTTAGCCACATTCATTGGAATTGCTGCAACAGCTTTACCAGCATTTACTATCTCTTGTCCTTTATGAGATATTTTACCAAATAATGCCATTTGTTTTGCTTCAGCATCCATTGCACCAAATTGTACTTTACTAGCAATATTCTTTGCTTTAGGAGCTTTAGTAGTACTAGTAATATATTCTCTACTATCTTTATTATTTACTTCATAATCAGTATTTTCTTCTTCAGTAATTAAACTAAGATACTGGTATGCATCTGATAATGAGCAATCTTCTTTGAATAGAGTAAATCCGTCTATATCTAAATCAATATTATTAGCATATGAATATTCAATAGCAATATGATCTTTAGTTTTTTCAAATGCTATATTCTTATAATCTTCAAATCCATCTCTAGTGGTTCTATTATCATCTTCATTCAAATTACCAAATTCCATATTAAGTAATTGATCATCAATAGCAGATTCTATTGATACATGATGAGGTATAGATTTAACTCTCTTTATATTCATATTAGAAATAACTTCATTTAGATTTGTATTCATTAATTCTCTAATAAGAGATTTAAATATCCTACTAGGAATATCTGCTATTTTTTCAAACCAAAATTTATCTTTACTTAATTTATTACATAATATAATAGATTCTACATAAGTAGACCATCTATCATTATCGAATTCTTCTCTAATATCACAAATCTCTAATAAATGATTTGCTATAGTATCTAACATCTCTGGAGTAATAAATTCAGCAACATAAGGAAGATAGGTTAATAGTACAACAGGATTATTATCATTTTCCATCATTGTATTTTCAATAATACCATGATTAGAATCCTTATCAAATTCTTTAAGCATTACCTTTTCAATATCACCAATATTATCTCTAATATAATAAGCATAATTGATAGTTGAATATGACTTACTAATAGTTTTAAATAATAATCCTTTTAATAGATTAATACTATCTAACTGGTCTTTATTATCCATTTGACTTGAATACTTCTCAATATATCCGCATACTCTATCGTATATCTCTTCCATTCTACTGAACCATATACAAGAATTACTATCTAACATACTAATGAATACCTGAGTACCATAATATGGTTCTGAGAATATAATTTCTGCATTATCTAAAATATCAGAAATAGACTCATTAGTATATACTTCTTTATATTTTAAAGCATTCTCTTCTGTATAATTTTCTTTTAGAGTATTATATGCATTAATGATTCTCTTACTAGGAGTACCATTAACAATTCTATCTATATCAATTGACATATTTCTATTATACCCTTTCGTTATTAAAATATTTAGGTATATAAACTACGGTATATACCCAGCTTATTATGATGTTTCTAGGTCATTCCTAGTATAAAAAAATTATTTTTAATTTTAATGAACTATTAATTAGGGATGCGAATATAATATTGATACACTCTCTCGCTTTCAGTCTTTATCATTTAGAGTTTCAAATATTCGTATTCCCTATAGTAATTTTATCGTACTATACAAGTAACAATGTGAATGTGAATCACACACCCTCTTTTCTTTATTTTTTGTTTGAAAACTATAGTTTGGAATGGTATATATTATATATACCATTCCAAACCTTTTTATTACTTAAATACTTTAAATCCCACTATATCATTACCACTTCCTGTTTTAACTAACTTTCTTCCTTTAGATACCCTTGTATCAATATCTAATGATTTAACATCAATAACCTCTGGATCAGATTTCTTTCTATATATAATAACTTTATTATTCTTATTAACTCCCACTACACCTATTAAAGATTCTTTTCCTGATAATGCTATAAGATTAACAGTTTCTCCTTTTCTTTCCATAGTAGGGAAATATTTCATCTCAGTTAATTTAATTCTACCAGATGTAGTTACATATAATAAATACTTATCAGTCTTATTTACTAATGAAGCATTCATAATATAATCATCTTTTTGTAAAGTTATCATATTTAATCCTTGAGCAAATAATCCATAATTCCTAATCTCATCTAATGGTAATTTAATTCCATTTCCGTTAGCTGTAGAAATAATAATATCTGAATTATTATCTAATGTAAATATTGCAGAACCAACTTCATCACCATCAGTTAGTTTGATAGCTTGCTTATTATCAGTGATATTTTTAAATTCAGATAATTGTACTCTTTTAGCTAATCCATTCTTAGTAATAAAGATAATACCTACATTCTCATCTTTAATCTTAAAGATATCAGATGATGGTAATTCCATAACAGCTTTAACTAATCCGTTTACTGTAAAGAATCTACTTAGCTCTACTCCAATATCTTCATAAGACATATCTGGTAAGCTTGATATACCTATCTTAGATACATATCCACTACTATCTACTATTAATAAGCTTTCTGCATTATTAATCTTAAAGACAAATAATGAACCATCATTACCTTTGCCAATATTACCTATAGAAATATTATCTTTAACAGATACTTTCTTAATATAACCAGATTGAGTTATTCCTACTATATAATCTATATCAGGAATATTTTCTAAATCGTCATCTTCTTTTACTATTTTAGACTTTCTAGGACTACCCCATTTCTTCTTACCTTCTTTAAGTTGATTAATAATAAATTCTTCTAGTTTATTATCATCTTGAAGAATTTCATTAATATAATCCAATTCTTCTTGAATTTTAACTTTATCTTCTTTATAGCTATTATAACTATCTTCATTAAAGTTATATACTCTCATATCAGCAATAACAGCAGCTTGTACTGAAGTTATTTTGAATTTATTCATCAATCTTTCTATAGTTTCTTTTCTACTCTTAGAAGTTCTTGCTATGTTAATAGTAGTATCAATATTATCTTTATTAAAGACCATTAATAGTACTTCATTCATTTTCTGTTTAGATATAGTAATTTGTAAATTATTCAAGAACATAGAACGAAGAATATCTATTCTATAATCTATCCACTGTAGCAATAAATCTTTTACTCCATATTCATATTCTTGATAATCATCAATTACTGTAATTCCAACAGGAAAAGTAACTTTTAATCCAGTACCTTTTTTATATAACTTCTTTAATACTAAATCAGGTTTAGCTCCAGATTTTAATTTAATCTTAATATCTACTTCACCTTCTTTAGTACTATCTTGAATTTCTTGTATATCTTTAATAGTACCTTTATTGATTAATTCTATAATCTTACTGATTACACTTTGAGAACTACCGTTATACGGTAATGATGTAATCCTAATAATATTATTATAGTAATCAATTTCTGAAGTAGCTCTGAATATAACTTTAGCTTGACCAGTTTCATTAATATCTTTGAAATTTCCTATATCAACTATATCACATCCAGTTGGAGAATCTGGTATTAACATTATTTTTGATTTAGGATTCTTTATCAATGCTATAGTAGCATCTAATACTTCATTAACATTAAATGGTGGTATATTAGATGCTAATCCATAACCAATACCACTAAATTGAGGATTAAATAATATATGAGGATATTTTGCTGGTAAAAATTCTGGTTCATAATTTTCTCCATCATATCCTAGTTTCATAGGTACACAATATTTATCAAAATCATCAAAGAAGCAATCAATAGTATATTCACTCATCTTAGCTTCTCTATAACGACCATCTGCAAACTTATCTCCTCTTAGGTTTCCATAAGAACCTTGAGGTATTAATAGCATTACATTATTTGACCAATATTGACCTTCTTTACCAATAACTTCATCAATTGCAACTGGTCCGTGTGGATGATAATTTATCGTAGTAGCTGATAATCTATCAACCTTTATAGATTTCAATTTACTCAGAGTTTCTCTCTTAGTATTCATAGGTTTATGCTCTAATTCCCACCAAGAATATAATAATCTTCTTTTACCAGGTTTTAAACCATCTGCCAATGAAGCAATAGTTCTATAAAGATTCTTATTAGCTCCAAATAATTTAGAATACTCTAAATCAGCATCTGCTATATTTACTTCAGTAATTTTTTCATTACCGAAAGTTTCACCATATTCATCAATTAACATCAAATCAAGTTTCTTATCCATTTTTACATCTTTAGATTTTCTTTTACTCTTCTTTGCCATTACCAAACTCCTTTCTATTTTAATTATCTAAATCTTCTCTATTTATTTTATAGGACTTCATCATTTCTTTTCTACCATCTGCATCTTCTTTAGAATTTCCATGAGTCAAATTAAATATAGCTAATTCTCTTTCCACATCATCTACTGTATATCTAATAGATATCCTATTATTAATATCCAATGTAGTTTTAAATAATTCATCACCATTTAATTCTCCAAGTCCTTTAAAACGAGTTTTAATCTTAGGAGTTAATTTAGTACATAAATCTAAAAATTCTTCTATAGACATTTTTACTGGTTCTTTATCTTTCTCTTTAACTTCTAATACGTGACCATATTTTTGTATAATAGGAATTAGATAAGAAGTCTTTCTAAAGAACCTTTTAGTTATTTTTACTAATGCATACTTACCATCTACAACACCACTAATCCTTGCATTATCTTCTAATACAATTTCTTTAAATTTCTTTTGAATAATATTCATAAACTTGGTAATGAATTTCTGATTACTAAATACTGTATCAATATCATCATAATCATTCTCTGATCTAACTATACCAAATTCTACTAATAATGAAATTATTTCTTCGATAAGAAATTTATTAATATTACCGCTTTCTTTAGATGCTCTTATTAAATTTTCACTATAATCAAAAGTATCTCTTAAGAAATCAAATAGTTCATCTTTAGATAAATATTCATCGTCATTTTGTAATTTAATCTTAAAATTCTTTACTATCTTCTTATGATAAATTTCAGCTAACTCAGATTTATTTATTACAAATGAATTATCTTTATCATATAATGAATACAACGGAGCATACACTTTATACAACTTGCCTGCTTCTATTATAGGTCTCATCCACCTATAAAAGAATGCTAACATACCAGCAGATATATTATAACCATCAATATCTGAATCTGTGAATATATTTATTCTATCAAAATATAATTTATCAATATCAAACTTTGGTCCAATACCACATTTCAATACCGTAACTAAATCTCTCCATTCTTTATTTTCCATTATATCGGTTAAGCTACATTTCATAGCGTTTAATGTAACTCCTCTAAATAAGAAAAATCCTTGAGTATCCGGATCAGAACCATTTCTGGCTGAACCTGAAGCCGATGAACCTTCGACTAAAAAGCAATTTTGTTAATCTATATATTTCTATATAAGTTCAGACTATATCTTCATCTCTAAATATTAGAGAGCCTCCCGTTTCGGATTATTGATATTATCTCACCTACATTTCACCCTATAATTGGGTCTACTCGGTTCTAAGTATAAATACTTAGCCTTTCCCTAGTCGTTGAACCTTACTCTTATTTATACTATATTATATTTATATATTTTTATATGTTTTACCAATACGTATATCGCTTACTACATATTTTGGAACCTGTCTCTTTTTTGATATTTCCTTATTTGTAAGACCTTTTTTAAAATCTTTCTTAATTTTCTTAATAAGATTTTTATCAAGGATATTTTTGTTTACTCGTCGTCCTTTTCTATTTTCAATATTATAGTATTTTGATATTGGGTACCAGTGTTTATTATGGCATATATTATGAATCACCGACCTTCCGATACCAGTTATGTTAGATATTTCTGTCATATTGTATAATCCTGATTCCAATAATACACATACAAATTTTATTTCTTCATTACTATATTTAGCCATATTATGTTTCTCACATGTTAATATTAAGCCATCTTCCTTAGCGTATGTCGAATTTTCTTTACTAGTAACCCATTTTAGATTGGTATAATGATTATTCGTCTTATCATTATCAATATGATGAATAATATCATATCCATATGGGTTATCTATAAAATATTCTCCAACTAAACGATGTATGCGTTTATGATATATTTTTTTATTACAATATAAACCAACACGCAAATATCCATGATTAACTTCATATAGCATTTTCCTAAGTCCAGTTTTGAGTTCTCGATAGACATTACCGTAGTTAGAAATAAAATATTTTGTCAATTCACCATTAATGTATATCGGTTTTATAATCTCACCGTCATTTAATTTATTTATACAATCACCTCCCGATTATATTAAATAAATATAGTATAAATAAGAGTCTTGGTTGCTGATTGTCTTTCTCTTAATAGAGTTAAGAGTTCCCAGCAGTTAAAGAGGTTTTTGACATCACATCACTGTGATGGGAGCCATTTCTAGTCTAGCTCCTTCCATTTTTTACCAGTATTATTTGGTCTAATATAGTTACTCATTTCATGCTCTTTGAAAGTATTTAATTTCTCTATATTAGTAGCAGATTTAGCTTTAATCATATCTTGTCTTGCTTTAGTATTAATCTTAATAATTTTAATAATATCATTAAGTAATCCACTATTCATTTTAAAATATTCATCTAAAGCGTTAGTTATTAATTCTTTCATATATGGAACTAATGTAGGACACTGTATTTTCTGTTTAGCATTACCTACAAATCCCACTTGAGCATTGGTAGATAAACTCAATACACAATATAAGTTAGTTCTACAATCATCCCAAGTCACTTTTAATTTATTCTTTTGAGTATCACTCATAGATTCATTTACTTTACTCTGTATCCATCTACAGTAAGCTTCATCAAATGCATCTAAATGAGAACCATTATCAATAGTATTGGTATAGTTGCAATATGTATTAAAAGTAGCTGGTTCATTATAAGCTTCATTAATACAATAAGAAAATGCAATATCCATATGGATATTCTTTTCTATATCTTCCATATCAACACTTGTTGTTCCATCATCATTTTCTGTTAATACCTTAGTTGCTTCTATTAATTTATTATCTCCATTAATATAACAAACATCAGTTAAATCTTTCTTCTTTAATCCTGATGGTATTATCTTAGTAATCAATTCAGAGAATGATTTAGGTTTAAACTTAATACTCTTTACTACATCTAATCCATCATATACTGTAATAGTTGCTTTGATATTATTCTTCTTTAGATTATTTGAATTTAAATAGAATAATGAATCAACCCAATTAATTACTTCATCTATAGGTAATTTTGCATCACTACCCATATATTTTTTAGATACTCTGAATTCTACTGTAGTACCTCTTAATCCTTTTTTATTCTTCTCTATTTTATCTACTACTACTACACCTTCTTTAAATTCTAATGTATGTATAGTACTCTCTTTATCTCTATAAGCTATTACTTTAAAATAATCTGATAAGGCATTAACTACTGTCATACCTACACCAAATTCTCCACTACTATCCACTCCAGCACTTCTAGCAAATTTACTACCACTCTGGAGAGTAGTCATAAATATCTTCATAGAGTATTTACTTTCATTAAAACTTCTTCCATTATCAGATACTTTAAGAATATCTGTATTTATATCATAAGATATATCAATAGTATTGCCTGGTGATTCAGGATCAATACATTCATCAAAGTTATTTTGAATAATCTCCCTAGCTAAATGAAATGCACCTTGCTCACCATATTCATTAATATACATATTAGTCTTTACTTGTATCTTTTGAATATCATTTTCAAGGTGCATTAATTCTGTATCATTGTACATAATATATTCCTTTCTTATTTGTACTTATTCTTCTGTTAAAATAAAAATATTAATATACACGAATACCCATTCGTGGTTATTATAATATTATTAAACAAAAAAATATAGGGTATACGATTTCTCGTATACCCAAATGATAGAAAGACAATAAACTTATTTACATGGAACCCCAGCTACCGAAAGCGTCAGATGAAGTTCCTCCACCATTTTTGTTCTTATTCTTCTTACCTTTCTTACCAGTTATATTAGACTGCTTCTCTGCAATCTTTCTAATTTTCTTATACTGCTTCTTATACAGAGCTAATAGCACTCCAGTCTTAGAGAACATACCAAGCATCTCTTCTCCGCTATTAGTTGCAATAGATAAGAATTTAGCCTGATTATTGAGTTCTGTCATATTACCAATAACTTCTTTGAGATGATCGTTATCATAGAACTGAAGAGGAATTTTTGCTCCACAACCTCTGCAGATAGCATAGTCACCGATTACATCAATATTTGGAACCTGCTTACCTTTCTTATTCAACTTCCAGTGTGGACAGCTTGCTTTAGCTGTCTTTGTTTCTTTCTTATCCTTACCTTTAATCTTGCCTTTCTTATTAAGCATTGCAGTTATCTTTGTTACTAATTTGCTCTTCTCGCTCATTTTATTTCTTCTCCTTATTAAATGAAACTTTGTTATTTAGTTACCCTAAAATAATATATAGTTAATTTTTACATATGATTTTATTTACCATTAATGCACTTAATCTTATATGTCTCAGGGTGATATACGAATACATATTCTATACCATACTTCTTGCAGAAGTCTGCTGGTACCTTTAAATCGCATACCGTGATCGCTTTTATATTCTTTTTAGTTATCTCTTCTAAGATAACATTATTCAATTCTCTATCAATATGATAAAGAGCATTTTCATCTGATAGTAGTACAACAACAGAGTTATCAATATCATATGTACTATTATCTAATATCGTACCAGCTCTTTCATCATCATTTCCAACATTAATAAATATTCCCAATGTAGGAATATATCTCTTATTGAAAGTAATACCGAAATGCTTAGTCTTAACTTTATCACCAACTCGTAATGAGTTGTATATATTGATTTCTTCACTTAACTCTTCGTTAGTGAAATCTCTAAATACTACTTTAGGTTGATTATTTTCATCAATACCTATCATAATATTATAGTAAGTATCATTATGAATTCCTCTTAAAGTCATCTTAATCAATGCACTGTAAAGTGATGTATACTGTATAGCACATCCCTGATATCTATTAAAAGACCTAAAAGTTTGACAAATATTAACAGCTGTTTGATTAGGAAGACTATAAGAAATCAATTCATAATCATCAGGGTTAAAACTAATATAAGCGATATTATAATTTACTTTATTATCACCTTCTCGCTCATTTAATTTTATAGCTGTTAATTTCATATTCTTATTACTATTGGAGAACTTTATATCTTCACATAACTCATAACCCTGTATAGATACATCAATATCTCCATAGTTATTTTTTATTTCCTTAACAGGGGAGCAGATTTTATCTACTCCACCTCCTAACTTTATCTTCTGTCTCAGTGCTCTACAAGAGATGAAATCAGAATTATATTTATCGGTATACACGGACCATACATGTGGTTCAACTGGGTTACCGATTACGATATCATATAACATAATTCACCCCTTATAAATATTTCTTAATAGACTCATCGTGACTAAGCATAGCATTAATCACTTTAGTTATTTTAGGATAATCATCAGGTACCAATGTAGATAGATTATATCTTCTATTTCCATCTTTACCCTGAGCATCATCTCTCTTTCTACCATTAACATATACATTTATGATAGACTTGATTTCATCTGACTTCAGTCCTTCCATAACTTTAAAGCACCAAGATGATATATCTACATAAAGAGTCTTCTGAGCTTCAGTAAACTTACTAAATCTCTCTTTTCTCTCTAATAGTGCAAATGTAATGAACATTGGATAATATTCTTCATCGGCAATTAATTCCATTATAGTATCAAATGGAACTGCTACACCCTTTGTATGCTCATATAAGCAATCAAAGAATGACTTGATTCTGAAGAATTGAGAAATTCTTAATGCTTCATCGCAAGGAATTATTGATAATACATCTAATGATGTAGCAGCATCAATTCCTGCTTTAGCAAACTTCTTCAATCTCTTCTTAAGAATCAATTGAAGTAATTCTTGAATATCTTCCATGTTATATACTTCAGCATTCTTATTTTCTGCTAATCTCTGATCATTTAACTTCTTAGCTTCACAAAGAATTTCATTTATAATAATAGGAAGAAGTTTAATATTCTTAATCTTATTATTCTTTACTTCTTTCTTTAGAGCTTTAATGAAATCATAATCAGTAAGCTTCTGATAAATCAAAGTCTTTACTTCCTGTACATTCTGTTGTTGTAAATGACCATACTTAACAACAAACTCTATTACATCTGGAAGTAAATCTATCAGAGACATATAATAACTCTGCTTCACTTCTTTCTTACTATCATAGAAATTTGCATTTTCTTTCTTATATTTCTTATAAGTCATTTTTGCAAATTCCTTAATATCGTCATTGATCTTAATATTCTTTGACTTTGTTTCGTTTCCCATCTGGAACCTCCTAAATAAAAATAATTTTTGTTTTGTATAATAAATCAACAACTTAGATTTTTTATACTCGCATCATTTACAAAGATGTAGATAAGCTGATAAATTATTATCAGCTTATCTTTATAATCTTTACATAAACTTACCAAATATATCTTTCAAATCTACAGTAGTTGATTCATTACTCTTTTCTTTATCTGATATTTTTGATGAGAGTGTATCAAGGCTAACTGATGATAACGCATCATCCGACTCTAAAGTTTTCTGTCTTTCTTCAATCTCCTCGATTCTATCTGATATAATATTTATCCTATCATTAATAGGACTTAAACCTGATAAGATAAGGTATACATTATTCGGCATCTTTCTATCATCATTTACATAAATATGATTAAATGCATGAATAGGATCACCCATAAAATCTCTTACCTTAGGAATATTATTATCGAATTCCTCTGTAAGAGTTTGAGATAGATTAGTGATAATACCAGAAGCCATAATCTTCTTGTCTCTCTGAGCTTCTACATGGCAATTTTTCTTGATATTATCAATTAACATATCCTCAATAGTCATATTATCAGTATCCTTCTCCTTGAAGTCTTCTACTCTTGATACAACTATTCTTCCAGCAAATGATATCAACCTCTTAGCATCTCTATCATCTATACTATCCAACTTAGTAGTATAATTATAGTTACATCTAAGTACATTAATATCTTCAACTATTTCATTATTTACTTTATCCAATAACTTATATGATGGTAAACCAGCACACTTATCGTTATCATACAGCATATAAGTTTGATTCTCCATCACCTTATATAACTCATTCAGATACTCTAAAGTATTAACATGAGCAGATAATGCTTCACTATTAACCGGTAATACTCCAACCATTATTACTTTAGTATCTACAAATCTAGCCTCTATAATATTGGCTAATAATGGAGCTGTTCCACTACCAGTACCACCACCGGTGGAACTTACAATAAATACAACATCCAATGGAGATATTAGTTCAATTATCTCCTGATCTTTCAATAAATTAGTTATTGAATCCTTAAGATAAGTTTTTGCAAGCTGTCTATCTTTACCAGCACCTGACGATAACCCATCTTTATCGGTTATCAACTTCTTTGGTATGTTATTAGGTACAGTCTCCAAATCCTTCTCTGAAGAGTTAATAGCTAATACAGGAATACCTAACTTCTCTTTAGCTAATGATGCTACCTGATTACCTGTGTTACCAATACCAATAATTCCTACTTCCAACATAAATAAATCCCTCCTATTTCTGTTTAGTATGTTGATTATATAGTTTCTTGTGTACAAATAATATTTATTCTTACTTGTACTTAAAAATGATATATAACTTTTAAAGTAAAGCTATAAATATCATATGCACTAATTATAAGTACATATGATATTTATTTTTTATTAATCTATATCAGGTTCTTTTAATGAATAAAATACATTATCATCTTTTTCTAACACAATAATTTTTCTTCTACCACCTTCACCAACAGGGAAACTAATACCTTGAATAGTATTATCAGGTAATTCAAATAATAGATACAAATCATTATTATATTTTACTATAGTAAATATTCCCATATCTTTAATATTTACTTTAGCAATCTTATACTCATCATTCTTAATAAGCTGAGCTAATGACTGTTCATCTATCTTATAAGAAATATTATCCTGATATCCTATGTAATTCTTAATACTATCAATATTTAATTTAACTAATTCATTTCTTAAATCATATATGAATTGAGGTCTATCGTCAAATATATTATCACCGATAATATTAACATCATCTATCGAGTTATAAATTTCTTTATTATCAGTAATAGAGTCTGGTTCTATATCAGTTACCTTTGATGTATACTTGATATCATCGTTAATATCGAATTGTAGTAATCCAGATTCATTATATTTATTAATAATACCCATCATAACACTTTCATCATGTCCAAACATTACAGATGCTGAATATACCAAGAATTGCAATATTTCTATATTATCAGTATTTAATGATTTATAAAATAGCCCAGTGGAAATAGCAGATGGTGTTATTGGTAATGAGTTTAAGAATAAATCATAGATATCTGTTAGTGTATTAAATATTACCATATTAATAGATTCATTATCTATTATTTTCTGTAATATAGTATAAACACGAATTTTATCTTTCAATATATAAAAATAGAATAACTTGAATAATTCGGTATAATACTGCCTAGGAGCAAATCTATACATCAATTTGGGAATAACATGGTATATCAGTTTAAAACTATTAATAATATCTACAATATCATCTAATGTTTCTGATGGTTTATTAATAATATCTATTAATTTAGTATTATATGTAATAGCTTTTGATATTATAATATCTGATTTCTCTTTAAGAGGTTTATACTCATCAGATATATTTAGTTTATCTTTAATCATTATAAGCCTAGTCTTAGTAGGTAATGATAAAGAATTAGTATTATTCATAATGAAGTTAATATCATATTCATTTAACTTAAAAAAATTATAATCCATATAAATCTTCTTTCTTTAATATAAACTGCTTACAAAATTAGATAAATTGCAATGAGCTGAATAAGTTTTATCAATCTCATGATTCCAGAATTGTACATCACCAGATTTTAAATCAATACAAAATACATTACCAAATGGATCTAATCCAAATGGTAATAAATTCTTAGGTATAAATCTTTTTAAATATCTAAATACATTATCATCATCATCCTTGTTAAATGATAAGACTGAACCAAATACTCTTTCTTGATTACTAATCATTATACGATGTTTTTCTGGAGTAGCTGCATTGTTATCTATAATAAATCTTTTAAATCCATTAGGTATTCTTATATCATATTCTTCTTCTATATCATTAAATACATTTTTATCTTTTATATTAATTTTATACTTACCAATCATTCTTTTCATCATCCTTATATTTATATATGTATACATATGTAGGCTCTTTGTATATAGAATTATCTACCACCGCATCAACAATATCACCAATTGGTCTAAATGCAGTTGATAATAATAGTAATATACCATTTACTATTGATTTTAATAAATTCAATAATGTAAATGGCTCATTTTCTTTATTATCTTTATAACCTTTATATTCATCAAGATCCATCTCGTGAATATATGCCTCTAGTTGTTCCATAGATGATTTAATTCCATCTAATAATCCTTTACCCTGAACTTCACTTACAGTCTTAACTATACCCTTTGTCATTCTGGGAATATTTATAACCAATGCCATAATAGCAAGAGTTTTTACATAATCTACAACAAATTTAAACCCGTAACTATTTTTAATATTTTTAAATTTGGTTTTTAATGTATTAACCAATTCTTTAAGACCCTTATTTATTTCGGGAACTTTCTCCCAAACTTCATACTTTTTAGGTTTCATTCCTATTAATTTTAATATTTTATCTTTAATTGCTTTAAAGAATTTTTTAAACCACTCTAATATTTTCTTTATTATACCAACTTTCTTCTTTTCTACTTTCTCTTCTTCTTCCATATAATAATGCATATCACTAGTATTTTCTGTATAACACGCATATACATAATCATTTTTAAGAGAAGATTGAAGTAATGATATTGATTTATAATCAGTAATTAACTTATTATATTCATTTTCCATAAATACTTCAAATTTATTATCATTCATACATATCACCTTCAGTATATATTTTATTTAAATCATCTATTGTCAAGGTATCTGTATTTTCAACTAGATGAATATAAGTACCTTTATTATTTATTTTATTATCTTTAGCCATTGATAGATATTTTAAGAAATCCTCATTCTTCTTATTTACTATCTTGATATAATTAGTTTCATTATTCATCATTATATCATCTTTAGCTTGTTCTTTTACTTTATCAACATCTTGAATTTTATGGTGCATATTTGGATTATCCCCACCATCTTTTATTTCTATCTCCAAATTAAGAGAAGGGATATAAAAATCAGGAATATAAAAATGCTTATTTCCATTATATTCATACCAGTATGTATGAGGGGATGGAGCCATTAAATCATCTGCATCAAAATTCATTACTCTATCTAAAAATTCTAAGAATGATTTCTCGTAACTACCTGTATAAGTAAATTCATGTACATGATCTCTCCATAAATACTTGCCACTAATTTTTCTATTAGCTAACATTTTCTTCTGTTGTTCTGGATCATCAAGTAATGTAGTTTTACCATACTTACCAATCATTCTCTTTTTAAAGATTTCTCTGTATCTTTCTTTACATTTAGGATTATCACAAAATCTATTATATTTATGAGTTATTTTATTCCACGATGTATTATTCTTACATATGATACAATTACCATGATCTTTACCAGTTCTTAAATAATAAGCAAACTGATCGGGGGTCATATTTTTTGGAATTGATTCAAAATGCTTCTTCTCTAAATGAGATACATAATCATCATTATCATAACAAAAATAATCACAGAAATTGCAATAAATTCTTCTTTTAGAACTCATTGATTTTAATCCTTTCTAAGTATTAAAATAAAGTTACCTACATTCTTAGTATGTATCTTTATATCAAAAAAAAACGATATAATAATTAAACAATTGAAAGGATTATGTATGGATTATATATTTGAGTCTTTAATTAATAGATATGATGAATTGGTAATACAAGAATATTGCTATGGAGAATCATATTATACAGAAGAAGCTAAAATGGGATTATTGCAGAAAATCGGAAAGTTTATTTCAGATTTATGTACTAAAATAATGAATAAAATAAAAGAAATAATTAATAAGATTGCTGGAAAAGAAATATATGTTAAAGCTCCAAGAGATATGGAGAATAAAGTAAAAGAAGTTGATGGATGGTTAGCTTCATTCAAGAAATTGGTAGCTGCTATTAAAAATGGTGTTGTTGGTGCTATAAAGCAATTATTGGGATTGATGAAGAATCACCCTATAGTAACTGGAGCAATTCTTGCAACTGGTGGATATATAATGGTTAGATCTGGTCAATATGATAAATGGTGTAAAAAATTTGGTTCTATAACTCAGAGAATTAAAGATGGAATAGCTGTTATTATGGGTAAAAAGGAATTTGTTGAAAAAGGTGAGTATGAAGCTGCTGTAGAAGCATCAACTAACGCAAAAGCTGCACTAGTAAATACTCAGAAACTACTAGATGAATGTAAACTTGACAATCATAACAAAGAGGTGATAATACAAGTAGGAGATGAAGAAATAAAAAGTCTGAATAATAAAATAGATAAAGCCAACGATAGATTACAAAATGTGCATAATAGATATAATAAAGTTGCTAAAATTGCTAGAGATAGTAGGGTAAACAATAGAAAACTTAAAGAAACTATTAAAGATCAAAATTACGCACTAGACGTATCTAAAAAATCAATAATGTATATGCAGGATAAATATGATGAAGATATGGATAGAGTTAATAAAGATTTTGAAAATAATCTAAGAATTAAATATTCTACAATATTTAATCAAGGATTAGCTATAAGACGCGACGATGAACCGGGATTTAGAGAATTTAGTAAACTTGATGAAACTAGAGATCTTATAGATGAGTTTAAAGAAAAAATTCAAAAAAGTAATAGTGTATCAAGTGCTAATAATGCATTAAGATATATTGACAGGGAATTTAAAAAATGGAAATCAAATAAAAAATAAATATAATTAAGTTTATTTATTATACAAATAATGGTATAGGTTAGATATCTAA